CGACGTGATTGGATTGATGTGTATGTCATGTGCTCAACCTCCAAAGCGTGTGAACGTCATGACGAACTGGTCGTCGTCGCCGCAGAACTCGCGCAGGTCTTGCTCGCGTTGCTGGGCTACGGCCTCGAGGCGTTCGGTCTCGGCACGGACGAACGTGCCAATCGCCTGCCAGTTGTCGCAGGGATCGTCGTGGCGGTTGGTGTTTGCGTGTGTTTGACGTGTGTGCATGGTGTGTCCTCCTCATGCGGTGATGTGCAAAAGCGCACAAAAAAACCGCCCTCAATCGGGGCGGCTCCTGTTGTGTGCTCTCGGGTGGATTAGCGCGTGACGTAGGCTGCGATCAGGCCGGACAGCTCGGCACGCTCGGCCTTGGACATGATGCGCTTGGCTACGAGTGCGTTCATGCGCTCGAGGGGCAAGTCGGCTTTGCGCTCGGCAACGTGCGCCTTGACGGCCTTGACCGCTGCCTTGGCGTCGGCCTTCGGCTCGTCTGCACGCTTGCCTGTGAAGGCGTAGTCCTTGTCGATGCTTTTGGCCTTGAGGCCTTCGGCCACGCGGGTCCATCGTGCGAGTGCTCCCTTGCGAATGTTGGCGCGTGAGGTTTTTGCTTCGCAAACGGCGAGGCCTTGTGTCTGCGTGATCTCGCCTGCGTCGATGGCGGCGATGAAGTTTGCTACGGTGAGGCCAGTTGCGTATGTGTGTGCGTCAAATTTGGTCATGATGTCGTCCTTTCATGTGTGCAGGTCATGCACGGTCACACCCGGCGAGACATTCGGCGGATGGTCAGCTCGATGCCGACACCCCGACTTGATCCTAGAAGTTTACTTCTGTTGCGCTGGCGCACGGGACGACGCGACACGACACGCCCGCGTATTGTGAGGGCATGACACGATCGAACCCAATTTTTAGGGCCGAAATCAGGGCTTTCCGAAACGTCTACGCGCCTACGGGAACCCAATCAGCCCCTTCATACGGGACAAAAACCTACGAAAAAACAACGCATTGCGCGAAACGGTGACAAAAACGGGACAAAAAAAGAGATAGGGGGGGCTACTACCCGACCCGCGAGCCGCATTTTCGCCAATCGCCATCTCGGGTCACTCGAGAAATCTGAGCAAATTTGAAAACGTCAGGATCAACATCAATGAGCACACCAAGAAAGCGCAAGAACCCCAAGTGGCAGCAAAGCCCGGAGGCTTCTAAGCTAACGCCCCTCCAAGTTTCGCAGTTACGCCGCCGTTTATTCGAGCATGTCGACGATCAGGTGGACGAAGCCCACTCAGTTGTCATGGGCCGCAAGCAATGGTCGCCCACACAGGCCCGTGTCTTCTCTACAATGCTGAATAAGGTCATGCCCGACCTCACAGCGTCGTTTACCCAGCATGAACACACCATCTCCGACGCACCAGAGAAGCTATCCCGCGCCCAACTAGAGGCCATCGCTTCCACAATGGGCGATATCATCGAAGGTGAAGCTACAGAGGAGGAGGATCAATGACCCTCACACCCCAGAAAGCCGCCCGCCATCTCCTAAAGCTAAAGGCCGCAGAGGATAACTTCCTCGGGTTCGTCAAAGCCGCCTTCCCAAGCTGGGATTTGCCCGACTTCCACCTCAAGATGATCGACGCGCTCGACAAGCTAGAGAAGAACACGCTCACATCCCACTTCGGCCTCACTCCATCCGAGTGTCAGGGCACCAAAGAAGTTCCTGTGCGGAACATTCTCATCACCATGCCGCCACGGCACGGCAAGTCCACCTACGGCTCTGTCATATTCCCGGCCTACTTCATGGCGAAGAAGCCCTCGCGCTATATGATGTCCACATCCTACAACAGCCAGCTCGCCACCGACTTTGGGCGCCAAGTCAGAGACCTTGCCAACGAGCCCATCACCCAGCAGGTCTTCCCTGACTTCGAGATGAGCCAAGACAGCCGCGCCGTAGACCAGTGGCGCACCACTGCTTCGGGTGCCGCCTACTTCATCGGCGTAGGTGGTACGACTTCTGGACGCGCCGCCAATCTCCTACTCCTCGACGATCCCCTCAAGTCACGCGAAGAGGCTGAGAGCGCAACCCAGCGCAACAAGATTTGGAACTACTACGTCTCCGCCCTATCCACCCGCCTTCAACCCGACATCGACAACGTGCCCCCGGCACAGATTGTTATCCTTACGCGCTGGCATCCCGACGACCCTGCGGGCCGTCTCATGGAGACAGAGGATTGGAAGGAAGGCCGCTGGATACACATTAACTTCCCAGCCGTCTCTGAGAAGCGCGGAGAGCCCATTTCACGCGCATATCTACCTGAGGATCACCCAGACCACCTCCCACCTAACGAGGTCTCCAAGCTCACCAAGTCCAAGCGCTACATTTACAAGACGGAACGCGCGGCCCTTTGGCCCGAACGCTTCCCCCTTGAGGACTTAGAGCGCCGCGAACGCCTTAACCCTCGCGAGTTCGCCAGCCTTTACCAGCAATCCCCGTTCATCCAAGGCGGTAACTTAATTAAGTCTAATTGGTGGCAGACATATCCACCCGATATGAAGCCTGAGCGGTTCACATCCCTCATCATCGCCGCTGACACGGCCTTCAAGGCCAAGCAGAACAGCGATTACAGCGTAATGATGGTCATGGGCCTCGATACCAACGGCGACATCTACATTGTGGACGCTATCCGCGACCGCTTTGAGTTCCCTGATCTCAAACGCCGGATGATTATGCTCAATACTGAGTGGCGCGGCAAAGGTCTTCGGGGCATCTACGTCGAGGACAAGGCATCTGGGCAATCTCTGATCCAAGAGCTCAAGCGCGAGAGCGGTGTATCTGTCATTCCCTACCGTGTTGCCTCTGATAAGGTATCCCGCCTCAACGCTGTGCTCCCTCTCATCGAGGGTGGTCGCGTATTTCTGCCCGAGGTAGCCCCGTGGCTCGATCCTTTCATGGATGAATGCCAGACTTTCCCCTCTGGAAAGCACGACGACATGGTGGACGCCTTATCCATGGGCTTAGACGTACTAGCCCGCACTCCCACAACAGGTTCGTATTACGTCCCTCCCGCCTTCAGCACGGACGACAAGTCATCTTTGTTTATCGCAAAGTCGGACTTGAATGTTTCCGGCTCGCAGTGGCGCGGTTGGGGGGAGTGAGGACGACGGGCCTCATCAGATAAGAGTAAATAGAAAACATGGCCTCTAATTACACCAACTACCGCGCGGATTTCACTCCATTGAACGACGGCATTGTCGTCGACCTCTCTGACCACGCTGACGCGCTAACCCAATACGAAGACATTTCCTCTCTCCTTACGGATGAGCAGGAGCAGCGTCTTGTCCAATACGTTAAGTCTGCGATGCAGATGTCCTACGACCGCATCTCTCGACGCTACGACCATTGGAAGCAGGCCGACCGAGCACATGACGTTTACGTTCGCCCGGACGCTACATCTTTTAAGGAGAAGGCGGTCATCGCGGATACCCGCGCTATTGCCGATACTGTCCTTACATATTTGATGGCGGCTCTAACTGGCCGTAATCCAATGTTCCAACTTGAAGGTCTCAACAGGAAGTCGCGGAAGTCTTCTGCGATCATCGAGCGCCTTCTCCACCAGCAAATGCGCCGCACGGCAGGGGAGGCCCGAATTGCCCAACACCTTTTGGACTGTATCAGGTACGGGTACGCGCCCACCAAAGTCACATGGAACGCCAACACCCGATCAAACGAAATCACCAACTTCGACCCGCGCCGCGTATTCCACGACCCCCGGTGCCAGTGGGGAGATTGGGAGCGGATGCAGTACATCATCTTCTCTGATTTCTCATCTTATGACGCTCTCCTCCAGACAGGCTTATACCCCAAGCTCGCCAAGTACCCCTCCCTCCGCAACCGCCTCACGCCTCCGGCTGGTGGGTGGGACGGACACCGATGGCATCAAGAAGCCGGAAGAGGACTAAGCATTGACCCTGCCGAGAGGAACCGCCGCGAGAACGGTGGCTCCTTCTTCACATTGGGTGACAGCCGCATCGTAGACGAATGCTGGATACGGTTGGCCGGCTACGAGGTGAACCTACCGCAGCTTGACCATCTTTACATGGTCGTAACTATTCTGGACGAAGGCGTAGTCATCCGGGCCCAGCTCAATCCCTACGGGCGACAGTTCCCTACGGTCATCGGTGGCCTCTACCACGACGCCCACAAGACCTACGGTCAGTCCCTCTACGACTTGCTGCTTCCGCTGCACGATATTTCTACATGGCTATTGCGCTCTCGCATCGACAATGTTCAAGCGAGCCTTACCAACTTAATCTTTGCTGACCCTACACAGGTCGCAATCAACGACCTCATCGACCGCAACCCTCACGGGATTGTGCGAACAATGCCGGGAGTTGAGCCCGGTAAGGGCGTATTCATAGCCAACGTACCTGATGTAACCAGAGGCCACTGGAATGACATCGGCGCTATGTCCGAATTAAAACAGAGACTTAGCGCCGCGTCCGACGCCCAGCAAGGTATGCCTACTGCCGAGGGCGGTGTTCGTACTGCTACGGAAATCCAGCGCCTAACACAGCTTGGCTCCCAACGCCTCGGCGTTCTATCTCGGATTATTAGCGCTACGTCCGTTCGTCCGATGGTTCGGATGATGACATCGAACATCCAAGACTTTTTCTCGAAGGATGGTTCCATCCGTATCAGCGACGGTGATAGCGCATCTGCTGTCTCTTCGATGGTCGAAGATGGCTACCTCGACTTCAACATATCTGAAATCCAAGGCGATATTGACTACCTTGTCGTAGACGGCACGCTGCCACTTGAGCCCACTCGTAATGCCGAGACATGGATTAACATGCTGAAAACACTCAACGAAACTGGCATGGCGATGGAGTACAACAGCGGAAAGATCGTTGAAGAGGCTATCCGCTCAATGGGTGTTTCTGACCTCGACCAGTTCAAGATAGGCAAAGAACAGCAAGCCGAAGGCCCAACGCCGTCTCAACAGATGATGCTGATGGAGAAGGCTCGCGGAGCATCCGTACAGCCCCAGCAACAAGTTGAGAATGAAGTCCAGAAGGGCAACCTCGTTCCGATAGGAGATAAGCGATGAACTCGAACAGCCGAGTATGGGCATCACAAGTTGACAGCGTGACCCGCGAATACGTCAACGCTCGCATCAATGAAGAATTAAAACCAATTCGGGACGACATGACCGCTCTTCGCAGTGCATTGTTAGGCATACGCGAAGGTTCTCAAGGCGATGTCGGCCAGCTTACCGCCCGCGTTAATGACGTAGAGGAGCTTCTTCGGATGTCCTCATCTCGGGTTGCAAAGCTACGTCAACTGGCAAACGAGGAGTAAACGATGGCACGCACGCGCGTCCCTTCAGAACAGTTAAACTTCCGCTCCGCTAACACGGGGATACATCTTCTGGATACTTATCTCGAAGATGCGGAGATGGGCAACCTAACGCTTGCTCAACTCATGGGTAAGCTGTTCGACGAGGCGACTGGCGAGATCGACGCCTTTACGTTTACCTACGACAGCACTAGCGGCGCTGAGAAGATGAACCTTCAGATTGGTGAGGGTGGTGCGGTAACTGAGATTGCATCATTCACACAGCTCTTCTCAGACCTTAACTCTTTCAAGACGACGGCCCTTGCTGACATGGAAGGCAAGCGTGCTGACGCAGAGGCAAGTGCCACTGCGGCTGCTTCTTCGGAGACTGACGCCCAGACCGCGCAGGCTGCTTCTGAGGCGGCTCTTTCCGCAGCGCAGACAGCTCGGGACAACGCTCAGACCTACGCAAACCAAGCATTCCAAACAACACCAACGGTCATCGCACAGGGCATTCTTCTCGCACAACTGCACGGCGACCTTTTCGACGGGAGTACCCTATAATGCCAAGCATTTCAGTTGCAGACCAACAGGCTTTAGCCGACCAGTTAAGCACACGCCTTAACGGCTTGGATGCTTCTACACCTAACGCTGATCTCGTTTATCTCTCAAGGATGATCGAAATCTTCAACGGCAACGCGAACCTCTCTGCGGTCTCCGCCGAGGGTACAGCTCAGATCGCTGCCGTTCAATCTGCGAGCGCAGACAAGACTGCCTTAGTTACGGCAGAAGGCGCTACCCAAGTTGCAGCGGTACAGGCTGCGAGCACAACAGAGCAAGCCGCTCTTAACGGACTACAGACAAGCATTCAGTCGGCTCTCAACGCCTACCAAATGTCTCCGTCCAAAGTCTACTTCCTGTCACAAAGTTAAGAGGATAACATGGCAAACGGATTATTAGGAAAGAAAGTCGTCGGAAGTCGCGATACGGAAGTTGTTTATACAGTTCCGGCGTCACGGACTGCGACGATGAATGTAAACATAGTTAACAATGGTTCCGAGACTGGCAACGTATTCCTTTACGTTTCAGACAAGGATTACCAAGCGATTGACTTCGAGGCTTACAAGCCTCTCGACGATAGCTGGACACTGGATGCGGAAGACTACTTAGACGTTGTAGGCTTCGACCAGTCTTCTTTGATGGCTACTCTGAAGAACACATCTCGCGACGTTACTAACACAGGCACAGTAGACGTTGAGCTCACTCGGAAGATTTCCGTAGACAACGCTGCGGGCACCATGACTGTTGAGGCTCTCAACGCTGCGCAAAATGGTATGCCTTTGCCGTTCCTTGACGACACCGACTGGTATGTTCGTTCCGCGAACAACGGTTCGACTTACACGCTCGCGAACTTCCTTTCAAACGGCAGCGCTGCAACCGCTGCTAATACATGGGGCCAAGACGCGACTGACAACAATCGCTGGGCTACCAACGTGGATGGAAAGACTGGCCTTTGCTATGTGAACGGTACGCCCGCTTCTGGCTCTACGACAGTTTCGTTTATTGCTGACTACCGCCGCAAGGACGCAGCAACCTACACAAATACGAACTGGGCTGCTGGTGCTATCTCGAGCTGCGTAGGTATTAAAACAACGGGCGAATACTTCCTCACTGGGGTTGTTTTCGGTACTGTCTATATTTCGTCTAATGGCAACCCAACAACCACAACCATGTTGCAGAACTCTCAGTTCTCTCTCTCGGCAGTTTCAGCCGCAGCGGGCGGTATCATGGTGGGTGCTACAGCATGTGAAGGCGGTTCTGCTGGATCGGGCTACATCTACATGGCTTTGTCTTCTGATAAAGTTATCTACTCGACCTACGACAGCAACACGGCGGTTTCTTCTACGACTTCTGATTGGGAGTACGCATTTGACTTCCCATCGGGCGTCACTTGGGAAGACCTCGTAGATGTACGTTGCGGTAGTGCTGCAAATGAATTGCTCTTAGTCACCGACAAGAAGGTATATCGCACAGTCGATCTGGGTGTCACTTGGACGAACACTCCGAACGCAGGCACAATGCCTTACAAGATTACAGTTGCGGCTGACGCCGCTGCTGCGAATAAGTACAACGTGAATGGCATCCTTGCTGGTGAAGTTGAGTTAATCCGAGGCCGCACATATCGTTTCTATGTCCACGATAGTACCGTCGACACGCATCCATTCTTGTTCTCTACAACAGAAAACGGAACTCACGCGACAGGCGGGGCAGCTTACGACACTGGCGTAACTTACTACCTTGGCGACCCAGATGATGACGGGGATACGACGCAGAAGTACGATACTGCTTCTGACTACACCACCAACTTCGCCACCTACAACGGCCAAGTAAGGTTTGTAGAAGTTGTAGTAGCTTCGGACGCGCCTGATACGCTTTACACTTATTGCCATACCCACAGCGGTATGGGCTTTACGGTAAACGTAGCAGACG